TGTCTGACGAATGCGGGCTTTGGATTATGAGATCTTCAAATTGACAAGAAATGTAGATTAAAAATGTTAATAAAAATAAATATTTTAAGTACCATTTTTAGTCTACATTTTGTTCTTATTTGATTATCTGATGAATGCGGAATTTTAGATCTTCAAATAATCAAGAAATGTAGACTAAAAATGTTAATAAAAATAAATATATTGAGTATCATTTTCAGTCTACATTTTATTCTTATTTGATTATCCGACGAAACGGGCTTTTGGATTATGGGGTCTTTAAATGGTCAAGAAATGTAGACTAAAAATGTTAATAAAAATAAATATTTTGAGTATCATTTTTAGTTTACATTTTGTTCTTATTTGATTATTTAATGAATGCGGACTTTTAGATTATGGGATATTCAAATAATCATGAAATATAGACTAAAAATGTTAATAAAAATAAATATTTTGGTCTCATTTTAGTCTATATTTCTTGCTTATTTTGTTTGATCTACATAGGGCATAGAGTTGTTCAAGATTATGAATATCTAATATTGAATTAATCATCAGAATAACAAACTAAATTTAAAGATCAAGTTAAATTAATGTAATTAATTTATTATACTATTATAAAATTATAATGGCAGGCGGACTAATACAATTGGTAGCATATGGTATACAGGATGTATATCTTACATCAGAACCACAGATTACATTTTTCAAGACAATATATCGACGTTATACTAATTTTTCGACGGAATCCATTCCACAATATTTTTCATCAAAGGCTAATTTTGGAGATCAAGTTACATGTACTATATCACGAACAAGTGGAGATTTAATTAATGTAATTTATTTGTATGTGAATTTACCATCAGTACCTAAATTTTTCGATCTGGTCAATGGAAACATTAGTATTAAAAAATTTGCATGGGTGAGAAAGTTGGGATATGCATTGATAAAAGATGTTACAATTTCCATAGACGGGAGACTTATTGATAGACAATATGGCGAATGGATGGCTATATGGGAAGATTTAACAGAACGCCAACCTAGGGCAATAGATAAAATGATAGGAAATGTTCCAGAATTGTATACATATACTAATGGAAAACCATCTTATGAATTATTCATACCATTAAAATTTTGGTTTTGTCGCGATATTGGTTTGTCTTTACCGTTAATTGCAATGTCAAGTAGTGAAGTAAAAATTAATGTCAATTTTCGGAATATAGAAGAGTGTTATTCAATTGGTCCAACAAATTCGATTAAAATTCTAGAAAGTGTTGTACCATTTAAACCATATGATTATATTGAACAAAAAATCGGTAATTATACTATTCAAGGATTGTTTATTGATTATGATTATATTACAAAAAATTTGTATTATATTAAGATTCAAAATAATAATAATCCATTGAAGAGATTTCAAAGTTTGCAAGAATTATCGTCTCAAACTGTGTTAGATTCAATAACTTATACTAAAAATATACCTTATAGAATATATTCAGTAACAACAAATTCATATTGTACACCACAACCTAATACAACAGAAATTGAAGAAAATGTAAGATTACCACAAGCGTTAACATTTATAAATAGTTTTTTGTATGTAGATTATGTGTATTTAGATAATGATGAACGACTTAAATTTTCTCGCGCGAGTCATGAATATTTGATAGAACAATTACAAATTGATCAAGATTTGAATGTTAATAGTCCAAATATTAAAATAAATTTAGGTTTAGATCATCCTTGTAAAGAAATGTTTTTCGTATTACAATTGGATTCTTTGGTCGGTAGACGGACTGTAAATGACATTACTAATTATACTACGAGTCCGGTTAGAGTTGGACCATTAAATTCAATCAAAACTGGAACAAATATAGTCAAAAAAGCATCTTTGATATTAAATGGCGTATCCAGATTCGGAGAAAGAGATGAATATTATTTAAATCTAGTTGAACCTTATGAACATCATTATCGATCCGCATCCAAAGGTATTAATATATATTCATTTTCTTTATTACCGGAAAAATCTCAACCGAGTGGTTCATGTAATATGAGTAAAATTGATTATATCAGTCTGGAACTAAAATTAGATAATAGTATTAGTACCATTAACACGGCAAAATGTCGTGTATATACAACTAATATGAATATTTTACGTGTCTTTTTTGGTTTAGGGGGTGTTGCATTTATTTAATTTTCTTTTATCTAATATGTAATTCAATTACCAGTAGAGCCGAAACCATTTTGACCTCTTTCTGTAGTTGATAAATTATTAACAATCACAACACGAATTGGTTTGAGATCTGGCGCGCAAATTTGGAAATAACGTTCACCTTTATGAATACAATAAGGTGAACGACAATCAATTGCTGCTTTAATTTCCCCACGATAACCGGCATCAATAATACCTACTGAATTAGATTGGCGTAATGGTGTTTTATAAATACTACTACGTGGATACAAATAATATCCACCATTATAATCCATTTCACATTGGATACCTAATCCAATTAATTTTGTCTCGATACCAAATTCGACATCACAAGGAAAACATAAATCAACACCAGAATCTCCAACATGATTAGGCAAATTAGAATAATATTCTATCATCAATGGATCTTTGCAGTATTCATCGATAATTTTAATGTATAATGTATGACATGCATTCATTTTGATTTTGATTATATTATATTATTCAATATTATGTTTACATAATTGCATAATATGTTTTAAAATCAACTTTTTGTGATTAGAAATTATGATCATAGTTTCTAACCAAAATTAATTGGATTAATTTGGATTAATGGAATTACTAGGAATTGCATATTTAGCACAATGTTCTTTAACACTTGATTCATATAATTTAATATCATTTCTATAAATATTTGCAATATCTGCATTATAAGGATCACTTGGATTTGGATCAGATAATAGACTTACTATTGATAACATTGTTGTAAAAATATTTAATGCTGGTGACCATTTGTCTTTTAAAATATCTAAACAAATAGAACCTTCATTGTTGATATTTGGATGTAAAATCGGAGTTATGAATTTAATTTTTGGCGGACATAATGGATATTTTTCATAAATTTCGATTTTGAGTTTAAATTCATATCCATGATATGGTGAATTCACGGGACCATAAATTGTTGCATCCCAATTGTATAAATTATCATTTACAATTGATAATTTAAAATTGTTGTCATTTTTATCTTTATTGTTATTGATTGATTGGAGTTCCTTAAGGAGTCTAGGTCCTGATGTATTGCTTTTGGCCATGATTGAAATTTAAATTGGATTTAATTAGATTGGATTGAATTGATATTAGAGATAGATAATATAAGTTATTTAGTTATTATTTTTATCAATTTTTTTAAAACTTAGAATAATAGTTATTCGCAATAGACGGAGAATTAACATTTGTACAATAATCTGCATTGGGTAAAACATAACCGGGGTTATTTAATTTACGCATATTAGTGGGTGTAATATCTCTATCGCATGCCATATATGGAATGAAAGGCGGAATACGTTTATCATCAGTTGTAATACAATTACCGCCATTACAAAAAGGATAATTTGCACCGGGACATAAACTTTGTATACGTGTTCGTCCAGTTAATTCTGATTCTACATCAACAAATGGGATTGGATTTTCTGGGAAATTTCCCGGAACGGCACAAATGTTATTACAATTTTCAAATGCGCCTAAATAAAGTCGATATTGCATCGGACCGGTACTTTCTTTTAGTCTTTGGGCTAACGCACATGGATCATATATTAAATTACTAAAATACGCTGACATTCACCTTTATATATATAATTAAGATTAAATTTATTATATTTTTTAATAATTTGCCATTATTAAAAATTATCTTTAAACATCAAGTATTTTTAAATCAGATGGAACTGGTTTAATAGCAGTTCGATATATTTTTTCTACTTTAGCCACTAAATTCATATCTTGATTTGTAACGAAACTAATTGCTAAACCATTTCTACCATATCTGCCAGATCGACCAATACGATGTACGTATGTATCTAAATTTGTTTCTGCTGGAAAATCATAATTGATAACTAGATTAACTTGCTGTACATCAATACCTCTAGCCAATAAATCAGTTGCAACTAATACGCGATTAATTCCAGATCTGAATTGATCTATAATTATACGTCGATCTTCATTTGACATATCACCATGAATCAAACTAACCATGTGTCCATCACAAATCATTTGTTTTGCTAGTTCTTCTGATCGTTGTTTAGTATTAACAAAGATAATAGCTTGTTTAATGTGTAATGCAGAGTATAAATCTTTTAATGTTTCATATTTGTATCTTTCTTCTTCTACATTAACATAATATTGAAAGATTCCATCCAAAGTCAAATTCTCCTTTTTCAATAGGATTTTAATTGGATCTGTCATGAATGTTTTTGTGATTTCTAATAATGAATCGGGAAATGTTGCAGATACTAAACATAATTTACATTTAGTCGACGACGGAATTAAATTAATAATTTCATTCATATGCGCAACTATTTTGTTATTATCTGTTAAAATTTTATCGGCCTCATCTATAACTAACATTTTAACTCTTTCTAATTGTATTCGTTTTTTAGTAATCATTGTATGTAATTTACCAACTGTTGCAACAATAATTTGGGCAGAACCAATTCTATTTGATTCTTCTCTAAGTTCTGCAAAAAATACTTTCATATCTTTGCGTATTAATGATGAATCTTTTGAATCATTTCCTTGACCAATACATAATTCAATTTTCAAATTATATTCGTCAATGATAAGTCCGTTTTTTTTGCATTTAGCAACTTCAGATTCTGTTATTTCTTTGCCTGTAACATAATATTTTTTAATATATTTTGATAATTCTAATAATACATTCCGTGTTTGTACTGCCAATTCTCTAGTATGAGTTATGATTATAACTTGGGGTACTTTACACATGATGTCAACTGATTCAATTGCCGCGATACCGAAAGTAGCTGTTTTACCTGTTCCAGAATGTGATTGAATTACGATGTCTCTTCTATTTAAAATTGGCTTAATAGCTTTCTTTTGAATAAAACTCGGGGTTTGAAATCCATAAGCATAAATTCCTTTGAGTAATTCTGGTCTTAAACCCATTTGTTCAAAATCATCAATACTTTCTAAAATCTCAGATGTTTCGAATTTCTCATTATCTGGCGTTTTTGATATTTCCGACAAATCTGCAAATTCTGGTTTTGATGTCATTATGTGTTATCAATAAAGTAATCTTTAGCTTTAAGTCTTGATCACAAGATATATTTTTTTCAATTTTATTTATTAGTAGTTATTACAATACATCTCGATTACAATTTTCTAATTTGTCGATTCTAGTAGAAATTCCACCTCTAGGCATTCCATTTTTAAATACGATATGTGCTACCTCTTGTGGATTCCATGGCAATTGTTCAAATCGATTTAATTCAATCATGGAAATTCCAGATTGTTTAGGATTAATACGAGAATTTTCACCAGTTATTAAAGGTGATTCTAATGCAACGTTTCTTATTCCCATTGGATTAGGATTTGCATTAGGATTACTTACACTTACACAACTATTTGTTCCTAATCTCATAACTCTATCTTGTTCTACTAAATCTAAATTAGGTAAAGTACCACCTATACCAATATTTCTATTTTGAGTAATCATTCCAAACTCATTTTGTGGTGAACCATATGAATACGGATTATGGAAAACATTATTAGTTTTTTTTGGTTTTAATGTATTTGGTTTATTAATCTGATCTGGATTACATGGTGATTGACCATAAAGTAATTCATTTGCAACATAATCTATATTGGGTTTGATGTTCCAAGGGGCATTGTTTTTTAAACTAAAATCTAATTCCTGTGGTGTTACTAATCCACCTTCATATAATATCGGTTGTGAATTTAAATTTAAATTATTAATTTTCTGTGCTTTAATTTGTTGTAAATAATTTTGCAATTGATCTATTTCATGTAAATTTAAATTTTGATATCGAAAATCCATTATTATATAATATTATACAAGACAAATTAAGATTTAAAAATTAACATGATTAAATATTATAAAATATGTCAAGCGAATTTAACTTTGAAGAAAATATTAAAAATGCATTAAATTTAACACCAGAAGAAATTGCCCGCAATATTTTTTCGAATAAACCAGAATCAAATAATGTTTATGGATTATTAACCGATAATGAATTATTTGAGTCAGAAGATGCTTTCCAGATAATTTTAGAAATAACATTATATGGTGTAGAGATTTTAACTAATGAAACAATGACTATTTTTGAATTAAAAGATACTACAAGCGATTTTATTTATATGATTAAAAAATATTTAGAACAAATTGGTTTTAAATTAAATATTTCCTATGTAAATTACAATTCAAATGATTGGGATGAATTGAAAAAATCAGATGATTATTATTGCGAAATTATAGATAAAATTCCCGATTTTATGGATACTAGTCCAAACAAATGGGTTGTTGGTAAGAATTATCAATTAAGACAAAACAATTTCTTTCAATATAATACAAAAAAATCATTAGATCAATACAAGGCTATTTTCCGTACGGTTGACATTTGTGATAACATCAAGTCTTTTAAATTATTTACAGTTAGTTTTGATTTTAAAATTTAAAAATTGAATTTTTTTTATTATGACAATTTCTAATGCAAAATCCGTAAACAATTTTTGCTTTAATAATGAGTTATACAATATTAGAATCTAATCCTATCATAGAAAATGAGACTGTAAATGATAATATAAATGAAAATGTAAATGAAAATGATATAGAAGATCAAATTATCACAGAATTAAACAAATGGATTAATGATGATAAAATTGAATTTAATGAAGAATATTCAATAGATGTTATTTGTGGAAAGGGTTATACTAAAGTTTTAAATTGGTGGATTCAATTTAAATTAAAAGCGGAAATTAAACATTCTAAATCAATTGCATTTGGTATACCATTATTTTTGTATAATTTTTTTACAAAAAGAACTATTTTTTCAGAAAGATTTGATATCTTGTATACAGAAGACGCGATTAATAATGCCGCTATCAATGGTCGTGTTGATATTTTAGAAATGTTATTCAATACAAATAATATGAAAATTAAATTGGGAAATAATGCTATTGATCTTGCATCATCAAAAGGTCATATTAATGTATTAAACTGGTTTTTGGAAAATCAACAAATAAAATTTACATATAGTACAAATGCTTTAATATGGGCAATTGAAAATAATGAAATTGATATATTTAAATGGTGGTTAAAAGCGGCATGTGATCATAATGTAATTTTGTTATACAATATTGATACATTTTTGACTGTAATTGCTAATGGAAATATTGATTTGTTGAAATTATGGTTAAGTAAATCGAAAAACAGAATATTAATATCAGATGTACAATTGAGTACACGTATGTTAAACAAAATAAAAAAACAAAATAAAAAGAATTATTTCGATGATAAAGTTCGATATATAACACATGATTATAGTCACGATAATCTGATAAAAACAAAAGATTACATTGAATTATGGTATAATGATGATGTTTATAACCAGACATTATCAACTAAAAATTTTGAGATAATAAGATTAATATTTGAAGGAGCGGGTTGTAATTGTAATTACAATGGTACTTATATTGATAATATATCAAATGATGGTTTAATTGATATTTTAGAATTTTTAAGACCAAGAAAATTAATATATATAAATGCAATAGATGATGCATCGGCAAATGGTAATTATGATGTATTAAATTGGTGGTTAAAATCACGTGTTCCAAGGATTTATACACAAAAAGCTATAGATAATGCATCTGCTTTAGGATATATTGATATATTGGAATTATGGGTTACGAATGCATCATATAATAGGCTATCATATTCATCAAATGCATTAACATATGCTAGTTTAAATGGACATTTAAATATATTAGAATGGTGGATAAAAAAACGTAATAATTTGAAATTAGTATCAGATGAAAAAGTTATACATAATGCATTTGAAAAACGTAATGATATGATATTATTCTGGTGGTATTATCATAATGATTTATTTAATTTTAAATTTACTGATGAAATGATGGTAATTTGTTTACAATATGAAAACTTTTACAATGAGTTAATGTTCACTAATGTAACATCATTAATAAATGAACCAGAATTTGAATGTTCTATTTGTTGTGATTCTGAAGATAGTTCAAAAAAGATTGGACAATTAAAATGCGGGCATAAATTTCATATTAAATGTATAAATCAATGGACTAGTCTACGTAAAATTTGTCCATATTGTACACAACAAATACAAATATTTGAAGATTTTATTTGATCAAAATCAAAATTAAATTTAACTAAATTATTTAATTAAATTTAATTAGAAACTATAAATTGCTATTATTGGTGTTCCACTTGTGATACTATTAGTCCATGATTGTACTGCTAAAATAGTTATTGAAACATTAGATTCATCATATGAATCTACATATGCATATGCATAATTACTGTCACTATCTGTAAATCTGATTACTAAACCTATTTTAAAATTACTATAACTACTTAAATCATCAAATGAATATGATTGACCTGGTCCGGTTAATTCGACTGATAATGTATTATTAAATTGTGAGATTTGTTTAGAATAACTAGTTCCTAAAGATCTAAAACCAACCGGACCAGTAAATCCTTGATATCCTCGTATACCTGTAGATCCTTGTAGACCAATTTGGCCTTGTGGTGTAACTCCTGTCATTCCTACAAATCCTTGCGAACCCAATGGTCCAGTTGCACCTGTAAAACCAGTAATATTGAAACCTTGGAATCCCGTATAACCTTGGTATCCTATTGATCCTTGAAAACCGGTATATCCCTGTAAACCGGGATAATTAGTACCATTTAGTCCGGTTGAACCTTGTAATCCGGTATATCCTTGATAACCAGATACACTCATACCATTCAAACCAGTAGAACCAATATATCCATTTAGACCTCTTGCACCCGTCGGTCCAATAGTACTTGTTCCATCTGGACCAGTAAAACCGACGATCCGCCGGGTCCGGTAAATCCTTGAAATCCTTGTTTACCTTGATTTCCCATAGGACCGACGCCACCTCTTGGTCCAATTATGTCATATAACAAACGTGATCTATGATTATTTCCAAACATATTTATATATTAGCACAATATCTTTCTCTATCATTTGACTGACTGTGTATTTAGTACAAATTTGTTCCGGCGGCTACATGGTTAGACCATGCAACAGTATTAGATAAAGCAATTGTACGCACATATACACTTGAAACTGGATCAAAATATCTTGTAACAGATCCATATGTATAACTGCCATTAGTATCTTCATATGTAACAATTAATCCTGGTATCACATTTGAAACACTTGCTATATCAAAACTATCCAATTCATAGGATTCAAAGCCAACTCCATAAGGATATGGTTTGTGTTACAATTTTTTGAACTGCACCAAAATATGTTAATACCACTGGACCTGTTGTACTCGCATGACCTGACGGTCCTGTGAATCCTTGATAACCCATTGGACCGGTTTGTCCAGTAGGACCCATTTGACCAATACCTGTAGATCCTTGGAAACCAGTAAATCCTTGCAAACCAGTAAATCCTTGTAATCCCATCACACCTAATATACCAATACCATTCGGTCCAGTGGATCCGATATAGCCTTGTACACCTGTGACGCCTTGAACTCCTGTTGGGCCCTGAGTTCCTGTAACATTTAAACCATTGACTCCGATTAGACCAGTAAATCCGGCGAATCCTTGTGTACCAATAACAGTCAAACCACTTGCACCAATAGGTCCGGTAAATCCCTGCGGACCTGTGAATCCTTGTGATGACATAACAGTAGCATTTGTACCATTTGAACCAGTAAATCCTTGGAATCCTCGCGAACCAGTTCCATTAGGACCAGTAAAACCTTTAAATCCTGTATTGCCTTGTAAACCCGGTGGACCCATCAATCCACGTGATCCCGGAACTGTAAATATTCTATATCTGTTATGATTATGATCATGATGATTAAACATATTTATATATATTGATAATATGTTTAAATTAAATAAATATTTGTACCGGCTAGAATATTTCCACCCGAATATGGTTGTGGCGCAGAAAATGGATAAAATACTGCGTTACTAGATGATATTCCATTAAATAAAGCATACATATAATAACCATTACTATCTTGATATTTAACAATCATACCAGATACAAAAACAGTATAATCTGTAAAATCTGAAATTGGTATATTAAATGATGTTAAATTATTTGGAATGTTATTAGTAATTGTATTAGAAAAAGTTGTTAAAAATATTTCTCCGGTCCTCGAAAAACCACCCCTTACACCTGTTGGACCTTTTAAACCGTTTGCACCATTTGCACCAGTAGCCCCAATAGTTGCAATACCAGTTGATCCTTGGTAACCTTGTGGTCCAGTAAAACCAACAAATCCCGTAAATCCTTGATATTCAATCGATCCCGATGCATTCGGACCAGTGAATCCAATGAATCCTTGTAGACCTTGTGTACCTATAGGTCCGGTGAATCCTTGGTATCCAGATGCACTTAATCCTGTAAATCCCGTCGAACCAATCAAACCAGTATGTCCTTGGTATCCTGAAATACTTAATCCTGACGGTCCGGTAAATCCTTGTAATCCATTTGGACCTGTATAACCTTGGAACCCATCTATACTTAATCCGGATGGACCAGTAAATCCTTGATATCCTATGGCCGGTCCAGTAACACTAATTCCAGATACACCTTGTAATCCATTTATTCCTGGAATTCCAGACATTCCTTGCTGACCAGTAGAACCGGGTATTGCATAATATCTTTCTAAACCTGCATTCAATTCTCTATTTCTTCTATGAAAATTATTTAACATATTTTATATCTTAAATAAAGATCTTTATACATATTATTAGTGTTAATGTTATACATCATTATTTTTGTAGGGGAAGACCCTTGAATTTTAACAATTTACTAGAACTAACACCACGTAAGGTCAAAAGTTTATTAATTCTAGTAGCGTGAAATAATCTAAGACGACGATTGTTCAACATATTTATAATTTAATAGTAGATTTTATTTTTGTTTATACATTAAAAATATGATTTTAAAATAAAATTAAATTAAATTAGAAACTATAAATTGCGATTACTGGTGTTCCTTCTACAATACTATTATTCCATTGTTGAATTGATAAAGTAGTCAATGTAACTGATCTTGTTTCTGGATTTATCCCAATTATATATGAATCTACATATAAATATATAAAATTACTATCACTGTCTGTAAACCTCACAACTAAACCACTATAAAAAACAGTGACATCACTATCTACAAATAATGTGCCTTTAAAAACAACTTGTTGTCCTGGACCAGATAAATTTGTGGTTGTTGATGCTATAAATTGTGTAATTTGTTCTGAATAACTAGTTCCGAGTGCAATTATACCACCCGGTCCAGTATATCCTTGGTATCCCTGAATACCTGTCGGTCCCTGGAGACCAGTTTGTCCATGTGGAGTAATTCCAGTCATTCCTACAAATCCTTGTGAACCCAATGGTCCTGTATTTCCTGTTAAACCATAAACATTAAGACCTTGTGGTCCAGTCATACCAATATATCCACTTAACCCTTGAAAACCGGTATAGCCTTGATATCCTGGATAATTAATACCATTTAATCCACTAGCGCCTTGTAATCCAGTATATCCTTGATAACCAGAAATGTTTACACCATTCAAACCAGTAGAACCAATATATCCATTTAGACCTCGGACACCCGTCGGACCAATTAAATTTGTTCCATTTGGACCAGTAAAACCGACATAACCTTGTGAACCAATAACCGATGATCCTGACGGACCGGTAAATCCTTGTAATCCCTGTGTACCTTTCTTTCCCATGGGACCGACACCACCTCTTGGTCCGATGATATTATATAACAAACGTGATCGATGATTGTTTCCAAACATGTTTATATATTAGTATAAGATCTTTCTATATCATCTCACTGATACTATTACTATTTATCATAAATTTAATTGATTCTATGACCATTTAGTACAAAATTACTCCATGCATCAGTGTTCGATAAGGCAATTGTTCGTATGAGAACATTAGAATTAGAATTTTGTAGAATAGAACCATATGTTAAATTCTTATTAGTGTCAAAAAAATTGATAATTAATCCTGGTATTAGATTTGACACACTATCAACATTATTAGATGTGATGTTATATAAATCAGTTTCGAATCCAGTACCATAAGGTATTGGATTTGTTACTATTAATGATTGATTTCCCATGAAATTTCCAGAAAAATAAGTCAATATCACTGGACCTGTGGTATTAGCGTATGAAATTCCGGTACATCCTACATAACCAGTTGGACCGGTTTGTCCAGTTGGACCCATTTGACCCAGACCGGTGGATCCTTGGAAACCAGTAAATCCTTGCAAACCTGTTATTCCTTGGAATCCCATTAAACCTTGTAAAACAATACCACTTGGTCCAGTGGATCCGGCATAGCCTTGTATACCTGTTGCACCTTGAACTCCTGTTGGACCTTGGGTTCCTACTGCATTAAGACCAGTAGCGCCAATGAAACCAGTTGATCCGATAAATCCTTGTATACCCATAACAGTCAAACCACTTGCACCAATTGGACCAGTAAATCCTTGTGGACCTGTGAATCCTTGTGATGACATAACAGTAGCATTTGTACCTCTTGAACCTGTGAATCCCTGAAAACCTTGTTGATTAGTTCCATTAGGACCAGTAAAACCTTTAAATCCAGTATTACCTTGTAAACCTGGTGGACCCATTAAACCACGTGATCCCGGAACTGTAAATATTCTATATCTGTTATGATTATGATCATGATGACGATTAAACATATTTATATATATTGAAAATATGTTTAATTATAATCTATGAGTCAAATTTATTTAGATTATATATAATAAATATTTGTACCTGCTAATATATTTCCACCAGAATAGGGTTTGGGGGCAGAAAATGGATATAGAATTACATTTTCAAAACCAATTTGATTAATAACTGCATACATATAATAACCATTGTCATCTTGATATTTAAGAATCATACCAATTTGGAAATTACTAATATCTGCAAAATTTGTATTTGCTATCGTAAATTGCTGATAAGTACTAGGAATATTATTTGGGATTGTATTGATAATAGTTGTCAAGAAATTTTCACCTGTCCTTGGGGCCGGCATGATAGGATTAGCACGCGCACCAGTCGGGCCTTGGAAACCATTTGGACCAGTAGCGCCGGTAAGACCACGAATAGCAACACCTGTAAATCCTTGGTAACCTTTAGGACCAGTAAAACCAACAAATCCCGTAAATCCTTGAAACTGATTTTCAATCGATCCCGATGCATTCGGACCAGTAAATCCAATAAATCCCTGTAAACCTTGGAAACCCGACGGTCCGGTGAATCCTTGGTATCCCGATGCACTTGATCCTGAAAATCCCGTCGAACCAATCAAACCAGTAAATCCTTGATAACCAGAAATACTTAATCCTGACGGTCCGGTAAATCCTTGTAATCCACTCGGGCCAGTGTATCCTTGAAATCCTTCTACACTTAATCCTGATGGACCAGTGAATCCCTGATATCCCATTGTACCCGGACCAACTACATTCAATCCAGATGCACCTTGTAATCCATTTATTCCTGGGGCACCAGACATTCCTTGCTGACCAGAAGAACCGGGTATCACATAATATCTTTCTAATCCTGCATTCAATTCTCTATTCCTTTGATGAAAATTATTTAACATATTTTATATCTTAAATAAAGATCTTTATACATATTATTAGTGTCAATGTTATATAAAATTAATTAACAAAAATTGATTTTAAAATAGATTTTTGTTAATCAATTATTATTATTCTATGACAATGCCAATGAGTGAATTTGTATGGGACGATCAAGAAAATTATTTAGTTGGATTTAATTATCGTATCAAATTAAAGAAATTAAATCTTAATTCTATTGAAATAGCCGGTTTCGATTTAGATGACACACTTATTGATAAAAAACATAAACCATGGCAATTAATTGATCATAGAATGTTGCCTGTTTTAATTTCATTACAAAATGAAAATAAATTAATTATTATTTTTTCAAATCAATCTGGTATGTCTGTTAGTAAGAATTTTGATCTTAATGATTTTAAATTACAATCAGAGACTTTCATTAATAAATTATGTTCACAATTAGGAAAATATTATTTTATAGCACTATTTGTTGCTAAGAAAATTGATCTATATCGTAAACCTAATCTTGGTTTATGGAATTTGATGATAAATAAATTATCTAATGAAATTTTTCATAGGGACATCACAATCAATTATGTCAAATCATTCTTTTGTGGTGATGCTGCTGGACGAATATTAGCCGGTACTTTAAAAAAGGCTATTTATAAAAAACCCGGATCAGATTTTAGTGATACAGATCGAAAATTTGCATTGAATTTAGGTATTAAATTTTATACGCCAGAAGAATTATTTTTGAATGAAGAACCTTTGAAATATAAACTAAGTGGTTTTGATCCATATAATTATGAATTTTCATTAGATAATGATATTGAAAATAAATTAACAAGACTGGATAACTTAAAAATGAACATGATTATCATGGTTGGATTACCTGGATCGGGTAAATCCACATTTGTTAGTAATTTGAAAACTTATAAAGTTGTTAATCAAGATTCATGTAAAACATTAGAAAAATGTATTAATTTAACGAAAGAAATATTAATATCGGGAACAAATATCGTTATCGATAATACAAATCCCGATAAAGCTACTCGTAAAATTTATATCAATTTAGGTAAAAAATATAATTATCAAATACGTTGTGTTTGGTTTCAAACATCATTAGAATTAGCTAAACATTTGAATAATACTAGATATTTATTTTATTCTACTAATAAATTGAGTAATATTGTTTATCATATTTATGCTAAAAAATTCGAATCACCACATCTAGATGAAGGTTTTATTGAAATCATTCCTATGAATTTTATAATCAATCCTAAGTTATTGGAAAATTCTAAATGGAAAAAAGCATTTATGACTTATTCGGAATTTTAATTAATAAGTAATTAATAAGCCGGATCGGGAATAACCTTATCTGGATAATCAATATTTGGATTAAATCTAACATAACGTACATCTTCATATTTGAGACAATTTGCATTATCTTCTTTACAAGTTTGTGGTAAATAATACAACCAACGAGCAAATCCAGTTTGATCGTTGGGTATAGTAGTAGATGGCATAGAATGAAATTGTCTTGCAGAATAACCACGTCCATATAAATCATCTTGATCTTGTAATAAATTGTAATAGAAATTTTTATCGATCAATTCTTTGATTTCAACATTGTCATCATTACATGCCGGTCCTCTTGTTGGATTATTATTATAATCACTAATAGCTACATTCATAAATGGATTATCTTTTGTTGGCATTTGACAAGATTTGATTTCTAAATCATCATTTAAACATGATTGATTAGGATTAGATCTAATACCATTCTCTTGACAAGATTTATTTTCATTGTAATTTTCAATGTCATTGAACGATTGATAATTTTCATTATTGTCATTTGAATCAAGAATAATTAGATAATAAATCATAATTATAACAATAATTCCAACAATTGGTATATAAATAGCTTTAGAATCATGATTAGAACCAAACAAAAAAAATAAAATTAATAAATAAATGAAAAATCTAGTTAATGCATTTAATGATTCAATTTTGGTCATACTTGATGTAGGTAATATACGATAATAATTTCCATTGGTATACAATATACTCGGTTCTATTGTCCAAAACGGATCACCTTTAAATTGTTCTTTATATAAATATGTATATGACATATTGATGAATATATCATATAATAATATTATTTGTTCGATTAATTAGTACTTGTATTAGCATTGTTAATATTTTCTGTAGATTTTACTTGTTCTTGATTTGAATTTAAATTAGCATTTGCATTAACATTGACACTTGGATTAACACTAGGAGCTAACAATACTGTTTTCCCATCTGCAGTTACTAACAATAATTGTCCGTCTGGTAATTGAATGATTTGTCCGTTCGATATCGGTTTAGAAGATGATGTTTGGGGTTGTGATGGTAACTGGGGTTGGACGCTTTGTAATGTTTGTAATACTATTTTTTGAATTAGTGGCGTTAATGTTTGTTCATTTATTATTGGTTGTGGCATAGGTTGGACCATAGGTTGCGGCATAGTTTGCATTATAGGTTGAACCATTGGTTGCATCATAGGTTGGGCCATTGGTTGCATCATAGGTTGGGCTATTGGTTGGGCCATTGGTTGGGCCATTGGTTGAACCATAGGTTGCATCATTTGTGATGTGTTATTATTATTGATAGGTGTACCTGCTAAAATATTAGGTGGATAATTTTGATTTTGGTTTTGTGGAACAAAAGTATTATTATATGGATTAAAATAACCATCATTGCTATTTGCGATTTGATTTGGATTTAAATTGGAATTGGAATTTGGATTTTGAGATTTAGTTTGAATTTGTTGTTGTGTTTTAACATTCAACATTTGAATTACATACCTTTCACAAGCATTAATATTTTGTAATAAAGCATTGACATCTGCACCTGGAACAGTAGCTATTTTATTACCCATAAAATAGAAATCAAAAGTTGGTACAGATGATACTAGTTGTACTATTTTACAAGATACATCTTGATATAAATCAATATCAATTATACAGAAAATGCTTGTAATATGATTTCTAGCAAATTCTTCATATTTGGGCTTGATTTGTTTACATGGACCACACCATTTTGCAGTAAAATATAAAATAATTAATTTATCTTGAATGTTATTAAAAAGATTCAATAAATCTTTTTCACTGGAAATATTCAATAAGTTATTCATATAAATTATACTCTAGCTATATTTTATTTTTGTATATTTTAAACCATATTCTAAAATATGTCATTATATTATAATACAAATGTCTGGATCTATTGGACCGAGTGGACCTATTTCATCTGCTATGACTATGACAACACCTATGGTTTCTGGACCTAGAGTTACTAGAGTATCAGTACATTCTAATTATACTGGTCCTAGTGGATCAAACACTAGCAATACTAGTAGACCTACTGGACCTACTGGTCCTAGTGGTCCAAGCGGACCGAGTTATTATAGACCCAAAACAGTACCTGTCCCATCAGTATCCGTACACATACCATATTATGTTGAATTACCTATAATGTTACCAACAACTAATTTTATTGGCGCGGGTATTTTATTATATAGCTATAACCAATTAGGTGAATTAGTATTTTTGTTAGGAAGAGAGTTTCGTCCGAATTCTAAATCAAATCATAATAAATTTAGTGATTTTGGTGGTGTAAGGAATGATCATGAATCACCTGCGCAGACTGCCATTAGAGAATTTTATGAAGAAACATTGAATTTAATCTCTATTGATGTTTATCAACTTAAACATAGTCTAGTTAGTGTTTTTGATAACTATTATATGTTTATAGTACAAATACCTTATGATTCTAATTTACCATTCGTCTATCAAAATATTGCTAATTCGATTCTTATTTCAAATAATTTTATAGAAAAATCAGAAATAAAATGGCTTAATGTTCAAGATATTATTTATAACAAACAATATATGCGATCTTTCTTTTATTATCATTTTTTAACAATGATGCAAATGTATTTTAGTAATAAAATGATTATATGATCATCATAAATGATAATTATATAATTATTTTTGATTAGAAATAAGTTCAGTCAGTACGTTCTCTAACTTATTGTTATCAATTTCTCCTGATGAATTTTTAATCTTTAAATAAAATTCATCTCGATTTAAATTATTTTTCACTATCAAATTTTCAAATAATTCTTCCATAGAATTAGGAACTTTTTCATTATCATTATTTGATGATGGATTTACTGGTTTTCTATTCATTATATTCATAATTGAACCAATATTTTGTATTGGACCTAAACCTTCTGGATTATGTCCAGACATCTGTCCTGACATCATTCCTGTCACCATTTGTATAATTCCATTAGGTAGTTCTCTTCCGTCTTCATTAGTTTTACCTGCGATTAATTCACTAAAGATCCCTTGAGATGCAGTAATGACATCTTTAAGATCTTCTGGATTTTGTGTAGATTCTTTTATTTCTTCTGCCACATTTTTTGCAATGCCCATGATACTTTGAATCATATTACCCGATTGAAAATCTACTGTTTTCAATTTATTTGTAATATTATCAATTAGTTTTGATACAGTATTACTTGATGCATCTGATACTCCTTTATTCTTAAATATATTTTTCATTTCTATTGATGCATCATCGATTTTATCTGCGGTAATGTCTCTCTGTAAATTTGAATTTAGATATGAATTTAAACCAGAAAAATTATCTGATGCAAAATCCATTTCATAATTATCAATTAATTCTAATATATCTAATAATCTTTCTGCGCTATGATCAAATAATTCTTGATGTGAATCACGTTTTGATTCTAAAATCAGAATTTGACTAAGATAAAATAGACATTGTATATATAATGCAATTAATTTACCGTATAGGGGCGCTTTTAATAAATAACTAATCGGAATATTTGATAGTAATGGCAAATCTGAATCTTTTAATAATTCCATTTGATTATTTTCGATTGCGGGATGCGGCTTAAATTCAATTAAATTATTTAATCTTAGATTTTCACGATTTTTTGCATCAATTGGTTGTGATTGTAAATCCACTTTCAAATAAACATTTATTCTTTTAATTACTAATGCGTAATTAAGTTTGTCTTTTAGATGTGAATCATATAGTTTTTGACATTCATGGAAAATTGGATCTTCTGTTATATTGTTTAATTCGTTATATGCTTTATAATCAAATAATACCATAAACAATAGATAAGTGAATCTTTCAATAAAATCTCTTTCTGTAAATGTAGGTAATAATTCTTGTTCTAATTCTAATTCTTGTTCTAATTCTTGTTCTAATTCTGATTCCAAATCCATTAATGTATAATACTAATATTTTATACTTTAATTGTTTTTAGTTTAACTCATTTTATTAGTTTTCATAACCACTTGCAAAAAATATGTATGAGCGAATACAGTCAATAAAGTAAAATCATCTACAAATCTATTTTTACTTTCTGTATCCATGATTTTCCATAATTCTTTAAATTTTTCGGATTCAAAAATTGAAAATTCATTTTGATTACTAAAAGATGTTTTAATTTGTGCATTTAATTTGTAATTTAAAAAGAAATTTTCATTTTTCTCATAAATTTGTGGTGCTAAAATTAAAACTATTAAACAAAATCTCTCAATTGGAAATTTAGTATTGATAGAAATACTTTTTTCCATTAATTTAAAATAAATGTCAAAATCATAATCTTTATAATTTGGCAATGGTTTTGTTTTATCTATCAAAAATGTAAATAATGATGACATCATTTGATTGAATCGCATAATTATCTCTACATCACTCATTGATTTAGACATTTCTGTTGCCATTGATTTTATTTCATTTGGTAATGTTGCCAAAACTTGTGCAACACGTTTGTATTTTTCTACTTTTTGTTCTTCAGTATATACTCCGGCTGGTGTTACAGTTGTATTCATCTAATATTAATACTGTTAAAAACAAATATTTATATTATTGCATAAAATACTTTAAAATACTTTAAAATTATTAAATATTGTAATATTTAGATGGATTAGCGTGAATTTCCTTAAGTTGTTTTTGATATTGTGCATCTTGATTTTGTCTTTGTTTTAACATTTCATCATGTAATTTCTTTTGAGTATTATTATTTAATTTTGTTTCATTTTCTGGTCCGGTAAAGATTGTTTGTTCTTGTCCAAGATAATTATAAGAATGTGGTAATGCGGCATCCATATCTAAATAAGCAAAAATATCGGTCATACCTTCCATTTCTGTAGGAGTAAATCCTAATAAATTATTATCATTTACATTAAGATTATTATTGATAGCATTCATTTGATTTGTTGTCATTTTTTGTAATTGTACATTAATTCGATATTGTTTAATTTTTTGTACCCATTGAAATGCCTCTTGTGCTACTAATGGTTTATTAAATTTATTAATAATCAATGTAGGTGTAATCGTAATATATGGTGGTAAATTTGGATTATTATCAGTACAAATTGATGTAAAATAATGTATTAATTTCTCATTCGTTAACAAATTAATTAGAATTTTAGACGGTTGACAGTTATTACTATAAAACAATATATTGTAATTACTCATAGTATATGATTACTTACAATAAAATAAAATAAAAAATTGAACATAAATTACTTAATATAAATGTTATAGTTATAATTGTAATAATTATAATCATAATGGATCATTATAAAACACTAAATAATCCGTGGGATGTATTACCATCAAAACCGGATTTGAATTTAAAAATTCAATCATCCAAAGATTCTGCAGATGAATTAACATTATTTTTTAATGGTAAAAGTGTAGATAACTCAATAGTTAATGCCATTAGAAGAACAATGATGGGTGATGTACCAGTTTATGCATTTCATAGATCAGAAATTAAAATTGATCGAAATTCATCATTATTAAATGATGATGAAATTTATAATATTTTTGAAACAGTACCAATTTTTTCTATAAAAAATCCATATAATTTAGAGAATCCGGAATTATATATTAGTAATGATGTATTAACAAAACTATTCAATACTTATCTACCGTCTAAATATAATGATCTAACAGATTTAGAAAGACAAAAATCTATACCTGTTAAATCAGATGATAAAACAAAACATTTACGTATTGAATATGTTTTTGATATTAAAAATGAATCTAAAGAAACTATTAATGTCACATCATATGATGGAGTCTTTACGATAAATGGAAAAGTATCAAATAATTATAAATCACGACCAGAATTATTATTGTTTAAATTAAAACCACAACAAGAATTTAAAGCATCTATGAATGGTATTTTGGCGATTGCAAAGATGAGTTCTACATGGGATGCTGTCAGTATGTGTTATTTCAATAAAATTAATGAAAATGAATATAAATTTAATTTTAAATCCATTGGACAATTGGAACCAAGAGATATTCTTCATAAAGCTATTTTTATTCTCATGAAGAAATTATCAAATTTGATTGATTTTCTAAAAACACATTATTTAACAAAAGACATACAATCTGATGAAGAAGTACAGATCCGATTATATAATGAAGATCATACATTAGGCAATTTACTAGCAAATGTTTTACAGAAATCATCTAAAGTTGCGCGTGCTGGATATAGCCAACCACATTTACTTGAAATGGAAATTTTAGTTGGATTTAAATTATCTAATGGTATTAAAGATCATCCAATCAAAGTTATGATTGATGCTATTGAATATCTTTATGGTGTTTTCAACTTAGTTAATCAACAAATCTAGTTAGATTTTGAAATATTTTTTAAACAAAAAATATTTTAAATTCTGAAAATCTATTAAATTCTAAAAATCTATAACGTCGTATATTATATCAATAAAATATAAGTTAATAGTATAATTTGAAATATGTATATTAATCAAATTGATCAGATTATCGATCAAATTTTAGATAATTTTTATCTAGATGTTTTAGATTCAAGTGATATATCTAATCTTATCATCAATGGTAAAAACAATAATTTTGTTGAATATCGGGATAGATTAAATAAGATTATTCAAGATTTCGTTTTACAAATTGACATAGAACCGATTCGAAATTTAATTAATAACAAAGAAAATATCCAACAAATTATCGATATTGTTCGCAGATATGTCGCATATTATCTATTTATGTATATTATTTTTTATTACAAAGGCACACAAAAGATGTATATTGATAATATTATTCAATATTCAAAATTTCAAGAGATGAGTAATTTTCATATTAAAAACTTTTTCAACAGTGAAAATAATTATCAATTGATTAATTTTTTCAAAATGATTAAAGATATTTCTAAATTATTGTTTATGACTGATATGCAAAAGAAAAACATTGATGTTGATAATTATAAATCTGCTATTAATTTTTTAAATGATTTGGGTTCTGATTACATTGATAATTTCTTATTATTATATTCCGAAACAAATGGTAATCCAACCGTTAATATTAATGTTCATAATTTAATAAAAACAATTGTTTTTAGGGAATTATATATTAAACAAGAAAAATCAGTTATTTTTAGGATTTTGAATGAAATAGAAGAAAATGAAACCGAATATCGTTACATTGATGTTGTAATTGCAGATGAAGAATTTATTGATTTTAATACTTTTAAACAAATTTTAGGCTACAATGATACATTATCAAATGAAGTTTTTGCGCATGATTTTTATAAAATGTTAAATCAATCTAATGCAATTGAAATTGGTTTGTCTCTTGACAAAAAAAATACATTATTGTTACAATTCCCCTTTATCACTCCTATAGTTGATGACTTTCTTAGATATCATAAAGATTCAGAACGTATTGATATATCCAATGATAAGAATTTTGTTTTACCTATATCTTTACCCAGTAATCATTCGAATCCTAATGCCAATACAAATAATCGTAACACTCAATTAGCCATGATCTATCAACAAAGAAAAAAGAAAGAGAATACACGTATACAATTAGTAATTAATAAAATAGATAATGTAATTGAATATTATTCTACACGTAATGTAGAATTTCAAAAAGAAATTAGAAAATATTTTTATCAACCATTAATACAACGCAAAGCTATTTTATACAATGATATTGAAGAAATTAATATTATGAAGAAAATCATGAATCAAGGTCGTCGTGTCATGGAAAACAATGAATATTTTTTAGAATTAAGACATTATAATTCATTTCCATATATTAATTTCAAAGATTTTTTAAAATATGGTACTGTTGTTGAAGTTGATAAGACCATTGAAGTAATGCGTTATAGTAATATTGAATATCAGAATATTTCTAATTTAAGTGATGTTGAATTGCATTCTGTTGGAGTAGAAATGCCAATACATCTCGTCGGATTGACTATAAATCCATTTAATGGTCTTGCTATTAATTGTATATCAAAAGATAAACTTATTGATATTAGACAAATTGAAATAAATTATCCATTATCAGATGGAAATGTTAAAAAAGTATCAGATAAAAACGGCTATACTATGTTTTTAAAGATTATTAAACATTTTGTTATTGATCCAATGATTGTTGTATCTAGAAAAAAAGTAGGAGTGTCTCTTGATAAAAATAAATTAAATAAGTTGTATTCATTAAATAAAAATATTTGGAACAAGACAGTTTATTGGATTTATGATATTGAAACAGATCGAGTACAATTAACTCATTATGAAGATATCAAAGCAACTGATTTTCAAGATTATGTCAAAACTCTTAATGGGGAAATTTATGATAATATTATGAATATGTTAAATTATAAATTAGATACTTTGTTAGTAGAAAATAGCCATCTGTCCCAACATAAAATCGATTTATTTGTATTTATGTTTAATAGAATTCGTGGTATATTTGGATATGACAAATCTGATGAAAGAGAAATTATTGTTTCATACCTTGCGAGAAAACCAAGATACAAACCAATCAATTATCAATATACTGGTGAAATGATACCATTACCAGTATATCAAATACCGATCAGACCTAAAATTTATAATATTTTTATTGACATGTCAGATCCAACAAGAATTATTGACAAAAAGATCATAGACATTTATAAATCAAATAATCAAAGTCAATATGATAATGTTTTTAATACATCTCGATGTCAACATGAAATTGAATGGAAAGAATTAAATAAAATCAAAAAAGTTTTTGTTAATAAATACAATGAAAATCTTACAAAATTTATTCAAGATTATGCAATAGAGACAGATGAATTAGATTTTGTTTGTAAATCATGTGGAAGATTATTAGAGATCCGACAATTTGTAGAAGATGGTAAATTTAACGATTCACAACAAAAATTTATTACAAATTATGCCCCAATGGATGTACCTTTAGAAGATTTGCGTGAATATCAAAAATATGATCGAACTATTAAAATTATCGAAAAATTAATAGATCGTATTTCTTTAATAACAAAAGTCAATGTATTTGTTGGTAATTCATATGCTAATCGTATTCGAAGAAGACATTTGGTTAAAAATATAATTGATATTATAGTAACACATAATGCAAATTTATTCAAACAACAAAAAAGTTCAATAAATAACAATAATATTGTGTTTGCATTTGAATTAGATGATAATATATTTAATTTTGTTAATAATCCTGCAAATCCAAGTGAAATAGATCTGAACAAATATAAATTCAATAATATTTTATTGTATTTTATCTTAGAATTTTTACCAGAAATCACTGATTCACAAATTTTAACAATGTCATTTGATAGGATTGGTAATGTTTATAATTTCGAAAAGTATTTTGATCGATTATTCAAAGGTATTGTTATTAGAAAAAATATCAACACATCTGATACGGAATATATATCAAATTATCCAGTATTATGTTATTTATTATATTTGTTTTCCTATTTTATTATCAAATACAATATATGGTATGTTAGTATGACTAATACTAAAGTATTTAATCCCGCAGTACAAAAAACGATTATAGTATCGGCGGTAGATTTATTAAATTCAATTTTAGAACAAGTAGCTAAGTTTCCGAATAATATTTTTTATCAAATATTTGCTATTCAATTTTATAATCAAAATAATCATTTGTTTAAAAGACACGCTATCATACATGCCTTAAGGAAATTTCATGCAAAATATGGTAATATCAAAGCCAAAGCTGTAATAATAAATGAAGAAATTACTGATATTAAAATAGGCACATTGAATGTGATACAATTTCCATTGGTTAAAATTAAAACATTTAAAATGAATGGTTTAATGTTTTTATTCAATAATCCGAATGATTATTTGTATAAATCTCAAACTCATGCAACTAGTTTAACCAATTGTATAACCGGCGAGTTTTATCGTTTTCAAATGAATAATAAAGAATTAATGACTAAATCCAAAAGTAATAATCCAGATTGTGTACATAATTTGAGTAAAATATTATCAGAACCAGTTATTGATAGAAATAAAGAATATTATTATTATGTTATCAGTAAAATCGCTAAATTTAAATGTTTAACTGGATGTCAACATGATTTTGGTAATAATGATGCTAATGTTAATGTTAATTCAAATGTTAATTTAAATGCAAATGTTAATGCAAATGTATGTCAAATATGTTCAAAAGACACGAATCATGTTTATACAATTAAAGAATTAGATACATTAGCGGCTAATTTACAAAGTATCGAAGATGAGAGAATTCAAGAAACATTAAATAAAATAGAAAATTATTTTGTTGAACAAAATGAAATGGATGATAATGCCGATAAATTGATTAATGAATTAGTAATAAGTTTTAACAAATCAGATATCAATAATAATGTACAAAATGCGATTAATATTTTGATTAACACGATGTCAATGTCTATTGGTAAGACAATTAATTTGGGTTTGAATAAATATCCATCTTATTTGAATGATAATGTTTATATAATAGATCATACATACGACGGCAGTATTTTGTCAAACCCAATAATTATATTAGAAAGTGATGACAAGATTTTATTCAAAGAAAATCATCCTTTCTTTAAAACAGATGTTTACTATTACACAGATAATAGAGTCGGTCAAATTGATGTATTTTATCATGCAAAAACATTACGTTTATTGGGATACAAAGAAAGACAAAAAGATTATGTTATAAATCGAAGGAATAATTTATATTTACAAATAAATTACAGTGTCAAATATCAATTATATTACATGGGTTATGAATCAAAATATATTGATATTAAAACAATATTTGATGCAAACAAGAAAAATTATTCTGACGATAAAATGAATTTTTATCATATAGTTGATTTAATTTGTCGAGAACATATCAAACATTTAAAAGAAGTTACAAATTCAATTCAAAATTTTATTAATTTAGTTAAATATTCTTCTAACATTAATTTAGATCCTACAACGGTAAGTATAACACCTATTTTACAAATTATATCAAAATACAGTAAATTATTATTAGGTATTAATTATGGATTGAAAGATAATGCATTTAAAATATGGGATCAGATTAGAACTTACCTTAAATATCAAAAAATAGATTGGTCTCAGACTAATATGATACTTGATGAAGAAAATTATTATTTAAAAAGCGATACTATAAATTATTATGATAATGTTGGTGCTATTATTCTTTATTATTTAGTAAAACAATTGAATGATATTATTTTGTCAAATCCAGATAAAACAGTTAAAAATAATTTAGTAATGTTTTTGATATTGATAATAAATAATTTGTATAACCAATATAATACAGATAGTCAGAAAAATAATCTAGATTTGAAAAGATTTGATTATATTTTACAAGGATCTTCAGTATTAAGAGATACACTTTCACAAGGTAAAAGCGTAGAAATAAATACAAATGATGATTTTGATACTAATAATGGCAGTCTAGATGAAAATGAGGCCGAAGATGCCCGTGAAACTGCCCAAGCATTGGACATCGAAGGACGCGCCGATTATGAAGAAGATTATGAAGACGAATATGCAGAAGGAGCAGATGATTTTGATTAGATTATCATATGATATGATATTAGATTATGATATTAAAATATCTCTTACAATTATAAAATGAAACTCATTTATTTCATAATTGTTGTTATAATATTGTATTTTTTCTTGTCGTCAATTTATGTTAAAAAGCATCATGAAAGTTTAGTTAATGACAAATCAAACTCTAGTGAAAAATTTAATGATATACCTATATCTACACCTGTAGAAGAAATCAAATCTATATCCAAACTCAAATCCAAGCCAAAATTAACATCAAAACCCAATGTCAAAATGCAATTGCAACGGCAACTACCAACTGCAAATGAAATTTTAATAAAAATCGAAGAAGATTTTTTAAATCCGGAATATGTATTTAATGTGGCTAGTTTGCCCGTAGAGACATTATATCCGAATAAAGATGATGATTATTTTGCCGGTAGTTATGCCTATTTTGTTCAACGCAATGTTAAATCATGGAATGAAATATTTCCGAGATATTTTGGTATAAATTCATTAAATTTAATACAATATGCAGAAATTAGACCTATTTATATTATAAAAACCATTAAAGATTTTGTATTCAAAACAAATGTTGGTGTTATTTACGATAATAAATTATTAGTATTTCAAGTTACTTATTATGGATCGGTTGAACCAACACAAGATCCATTTAGAGAAGATACAGTTTATTCATTCCAAATGATTGACATTAGATACGTTCCAACAATGGTTACATTACCCGGAGAGGTCAAAGATAGTATGTATAGGTATAGTATACCGACAACAATGTCAGAACAATTAGATTATGTGGGTAAAATAAATCAAATGCATTGTGAAGAAAATTTATATTAAAAAATTGAAAAAAAAATATTCTGAAATATTATTATTAATTTGACTTAAAGAATAATTATATTAAAACTTTAGGAAATGATTCAAATTAGTGACGAAATTGTACTCTCTTTCATTTACAGTGTTTCATGGTGTACTACACTTTGCCTTATTATTGGCGGATGGTTTGCATATATGTATCTCAAATCTTATTTAAATAAGAAAATGTTAACACATGTTGATAATATCGTATACAAATATTTTTTACGTACAATGACTGCATTTGATAATGTTAATTACAACGTGTCAACTTACTTTAACCATTCTGTTTATCTTAAGAATTTTGTCAAGGCAATTTGTTCAGTTACACCTGATTTAGCCGAAATTATGAACAATTGGGTAACAGAAACTGAAAAATCAAACCGAATTTTGGATAAAAATAAGGCGTATAAAAAACTCATTTCGATGTGTGAAACTTTCTTCGATAACATTTTTGATTATATCTCAAAAAATGATGTTTCTGATTCTGACTCTGATAATAGCAGTGAAAATGATTTTAAATGTAAATGCATTAGAGTAAATGAACCTATTCGAGTTGGTGATCCAATTCCAACTAGCACGAAAAAAGAAAATGATCTACCTATTGATTATTTTAGTAATAATCCAGTATATTGTGTTGGAGCTGATACATGTGGAAGAACATACGGGAGAACATATATACCGACGAATAAAAATGCAAACACAAATGACGAACAAAATCCATTGCTAACAACTGTTTCAACATTGTTACAAAATCCGGAGCAATTAATGACCGCGGCGAAAACAGTTATGGATATGTATAAATTATCCAGTCCAGATCTTGACCAATGTCAAGATCAAAATCCACTAATGGAAATGATGAAAAAAACATTTTCTAATATGACGCCATTGATTGATCTATACAAAATTCAAAATGCAAATGCAATTCCAATTGGAATTACAACTCCTGTTACAAAGCCAGTAACATCGCCATTGTTTGACTTAAATAGGAACAATCCAATTGTTTCAACACCAGTTCCAGTACCAATAACAAAAAAGGATGCAGTACTTGATTCTTATAAAAAGAGTTTCTTATACAAAATTGTCGACATGCAATCAAAAATCCAAACAGATATTTTAATTCGATATGAAAAAGAATCAAAAAAATCACACGATCTTATCAATAAACTTAACGATTTAATTGCTAAAATTTATCGTCTAGAACGAATTGATGAGACATTCTTTGATCAAAATGATTTTGTTTTCATTGATGAAAATAAACTCAGTGAATACAGAGCATTATTGGGAAAATATATGGATTCTATTGAAAATGGAAATGTTAAAAATATCTTTGATATTGATGTCAAAACAGTATCAATTAAGTCTGATAATAAGGAGTCTGATGATGAAAACGGTTTTGATAAACATATTGAAGAACAACTTAAAGATATTTAGATCTTAAAGAATATAAATTATTTGATTTTCATTTAATAATAATATTTATTATTAAATAAAATTCGTATATAAAGGTTCAAAAATTTTATCATTAATATAAATAATGAGTTTACTTGAAACAATTTACGTTATCGAACTATTATCATTCGTCGGATTAACAGTATTTGCAGTGACACTGATTTCTACTATTTATATTTGTATTTACTTTGATAAATTAATTGATTATTACATTAGTTACAAAAAAATCGAATTGTTGGATAATGTAATTGGTTTTTATTTTGATCGAGTAATGGATTCTGTTGATTCATATGTAGATAATGGAAATTATTTTAGCAATACTAACATTGCAAATGTAAAATCGTTTTTGTCTAGTTTGTTTACAAATGAACAACTAAGTCAATTGTTATCAAATCTGACTGGATATTTATTCCCGGCTATTGATAAAAACAATTTAATTGGACTACCTAATATTAATAAACAATGCCCCTATACAAAACAATCTTTTAATTTGAAATATCCCGATAATAATATTGGTAAACCACGTAGAGATTATGTTAAAAAATGTCCAGAAGATACTAGAATTTGTCCTGGATTCGATAATATTAAAAAGTGTCCCGAATATACTAAATTTTGTCCTGGATTTGAAACTTTTAAAAAGTGTCCAGAAGATACTAAAATTTGTCCTGGATTTGAAACTTTTAAAAAGTGTCCAGAAGATACTAAATTTTGTCCTGGATTTGATAATATTAAAAAGTGTTCAGAAGATACTAGAATTTGTCCGGGATTTGATAATATTAAAAAATGCCCAGAAGAAACCATTAAAAATTGTCCCGGTTTCGAAACTTTTAAAAAATGCCCCTTAGATACTAAAATTTGTCCAGAGTTTCTTAAAAAAGATTCAGTATTAGAATCTGCTAGAAAATGTCAAGAAGATAGATTCCCTGGAATGTATCCTATGAAAGTTTATGATATTGATACTAGAGGCGGCAATAATATAAAACAAACATTTAATGGCATTGAAATTGATCCAAGTTCTTATTATGAAGATTTATTCCCAAAACAATTTCCTTTAAATACTGAAAATAATTATCAAACTGGACCGACGTTCAGAGGTAACACCGATACTACATATCCAATAACTGGACCAATGTTCAACGGTAATAGTGGAGATAACTATAATGTTTATCCGGTAAATTATACTTATTTGCCACCTAATAAGATGTGAAATCAATAAATTAAATTATTATTTAAATTTATTGATTAGACTTTAGTTTTAACCTATTATTCAATTGTATTGTTCGTTAAACAATGTCCATAGATTTTCAAATAGACAAGAAATATTAACTTAAAATGATTATTAATATTTACATATTGTACCTATTTGATTGGCTTGCAAATGCTGGCCTATAGATTTTTTGGCAATTTGATTATCTTACGGATAATGAATGTGGCCTTTAGATAATAGATCTTCAAATGGCCAATAAATGTAAACTAAAATGTTAATAAAAATAAATATTTTGAGTATCATTTTTAGTCTATATTTTGTTCTTATTTGATTATCTGACGAATAGGGGCCCGTAGATTATGGATCTTCAAATGGTCAAGAAATGTAGACTAAAAATGTTAATAAAAATAAATATTTTGAGTATCATTTTTAGTCAACATTTTGTACTCATTTTGATTGATGTAGTAAGAACAGATCAAAATTATGGGCATTCAAATGGTCAAGAAATGTTGACTAAAAATGTTAATAAAAATAAATATTTTGAGTATCATTTTTAGTCTACATTTTTGTTCTGATTTGATTGTCTGATGAATGCGGGCCTGTAGATTATGGATCTTCAAATGGTCAAGAAATGTAGACTAAAAATGTTAATAAAAATAAATATTTGAGTATCATTTTTAGTCTACATTTTGTTCTTATTTGATTGACTAACTGATGCGGGCTTTTGGATTATGGGCATTCAAATGGTCAAGAAATGTATACTTAAAATGTTAATAAAAATAAATATTTTGAGTATTATTTTTAGTCAACATTTTGTTTTTATTTGATTGACTAACTGATGCGGGCTTTTGGATTATGGGATCTTCAAATGGTCAAGAAATGTAGATTAAAAATGTTAATAAAAATAAATATTTTGAGTATTATTTTTAGTCTACATTTTTAATCAGAAAAAAAGACCAAACAATTTTCAAATTAAGTTATGAAATCAATAAATTAAATTATTATTTAAATTATTGATTAGACTTTAGTTTTAGCCAAAATTAATTCTCTTATCGTACCAATTATAAAATAATCTAAATGCATAATTTCTCGTCTACCATGAATTAAATTAAATTCTGCATTCGCCGCTAATTTGATAATATTAACTTTGATTCTGTCATCTGTAATACTTTCAAGTAATTTATCTAATATCATACAAATAATATGAGAACCTTTAATATTTGTTATTAAAATATTATAATTTTTATCCCTGATCTTATTAATCTGTGCAATCAGATTGTGTTCATCAGATTTTAGAATAGTCTCAATAATATTATCAATAACTTCATCTAAACAAATTTCGCTTTTAATATTTTGTTTTGAATTTTCTAATAACCAAATTGCTTTTTTAATCGATCTGTTAGAATTTTTGACTATTTCATGTAATTTCTTCATATCCATATTTAAACTTGATTCGGATTGATTAATATTAATAATCGTTTTCAAAATGTCATCATTTGTAGGCAATGGAACTCTAAGAACAACACATCTGCTTTTTAATGGGTCTAATATTTTTGATAGATTGTTGCATATCATGATAAAACGACAAGATTCTGCATACAATTCCATTGTTCGACGCAATGATGCTTGTGCATGATATGATAAATTATCGATATTATTAATTAAAATTGTTTTGAATACTTTTTTTGTTTGAAAAAAATTTAATGGACGATATATTGCATATTGTGTTACAACATCTTGAATAATATATTTGTCAAAATTTGTATTCGTGGGATCAATAACAATATGATAATCACTTTGTGGTATTTGTATTTCTGTTGGTGTGTTACTTGAACCTGTGACTACATATGTTGTCTTATCTGTTCTATTAATACTTGAATCATATAACGCTTCCAGAAAAAATCTAACTAAACTTTTCTTACCTGCGCCAACCGGTCCGTAAATAATAATATGTGGAATTGAATTATCTCTCGATAAAAATAATAACTGTTCAACAACATTTCGATTGAATATAAAATCATCAATGACTTTAGGCCGATATTTATCTATTAAAAACATGAATTTTAGATTGTAATTATGACTGTGATTGTCTGTTTGATAATGTTTAGCTATTGTTTAAATATAATTACAATTACAATATATATTTCAATTTTATCTTATCTTATCAAATATTATATCAACATAAAATATGTCATACAATAACAATAATAAACAAGAATTAACATTATTTAATTTGATTAGACAATATACATTCTTTGGCATACCAATTTTTGATTTGATTATTGGATATGTTATTTTTCATTTATTCTATGATCACCATCAAGCAATCTTTCAAACAAAAGATTATAAAATCCTAATATCAATTATACCAATTGTTATTGTGATAAATTACATAATAGATCCTGTTTTTAGATCAAAATTCAAAGATCCTAATAATTATTATATGATGAAATTCTTATTTATAGTCACTGTATTAGTTATCGTATTGTAATTAATACACACTGTTGATAAAATTACATTAGAATTAGGATCATGTAATTGTGGTTTAATAATAATACTATTAATATTATTTTGAATCATTTTTTGAAGAAAAATATTTATTTTTAATATTTTTTGTTCAAAAAGTTCATCTGAAAATAATATTAAATGTTCTGTCTCATTTTTATCAGTATATAGACCAGAAATTAAGTCTTGACATAAATCAAATTGCAAAATAGGTTGAAAAACGGAAATTGTTTTTTCTTGACCGTGAATAGTGATAATGTTCGTTATAGTATAGGGTATCCATTGCATACAAGAATGATTATCACCATTCAACAAAACTCCATCAAATATTATCATGAGTAAATCTTCGACATTAATTAGTAATAAATTACATAATTTATGAATATTTATGTACAAATGATGATAGATTTTGTTCATGGAGTTATTAAGATCATTAATATTAAAAAAGTCATTTAGATCATTAACAATATCGGCATAATAAGAAGATTTATCAATATTACACATATCTAAAGTTATTTGACATTCAACACCAGAATATTTAGGTTGTATACTTAATGCTGAAATTTCTGGTATATTTTCAAAATATTTAATTGCATCAATAATCTCTTCAGACATTATATTTAAAAAATATTTATAATCATTTTATTAAACTCATTTAGGCTATTTTAATGAGTGTCATTTTCAATATTTTCAATTATTTTGACAAAATAATTGAAAATTCAATATCAAATGTTACTAATAGTAACATTTAATTTGATTAATATCAAATGTCATTAGAATTAATCAATTTACTTGATTTGTATAATCAAAATAAAAATGAAAAAGATTTTTTGACGGAATTATGTATAACATCCTGGGCATCAAAAAATGGACATGTTATAGTATTAGATTGGTGTAAAAAATGGTGTAAATTATTAAGAACTTTAAAATTATACAAGCCTTTAAAAATCAATGCAATTTTTAAATATACAGATAATGCAATAGATTTTGCTAGTGGAAATGGACATATTGACGTTCTTAATTGGTGGTATAATGAACATGTTACGAATAAACTTAAATTATTATATACCGAAAAAGCTATTAATGATGCATCTATAAATGGTCATATTAATGTTCTAGATTGGTGGTTTAATTCTGGATTACAATTAAAATATAGTGAAAATATTTTAAGTTATATATGTATAAAAGGAACAGTTGAAACATTAGAATGGTGGTATAATAATACTAAAATAAAAATTATCTATAATGAACAAACAATTGCAAATATATGTTATTATGGACATGTATCAGTATTAGATTGGTGGTTTAGTAAAATATTAAATTTTTCAATCAACGAAAATGCTATTTATAAAGCATGTTCTAATGGACAAGTATCGATATTAAATTGGTGGTTCAATCATTCTGATAAATTAGATTTATTATATGATAGTAATGCTATTGACTCTGCGTCATATAATGGCCATTTAAATATATTAGAATGGTTCTATGAAAAAAGTGTTACAAATCCAAATTTGATTACTTTTAAATGTACTAAAAAAATATTGAATACCAGAGATCTAAACATATTAAATTGGTTGTATGACAGACGTGATGTATTAAAAATAGACTTTAAAAACAATGTAGATGCAATTGATTATGCTGCCTCAAATAATCAAATTAAGATTCTTGATTGGTGGTTTGAACATTCAAACAAATCAGATTTCAATTATACATATTATACTTTAGATAATGCATCTCAATATGGTTATGTTAATGTTATTCAATGGTTTTATGATAAGAAATTAAAATTTACATATAATGCAATAAATTATGCATCAATAAATAGTCATATTAACGTACTTGAATTATGGTTAAAACTTAGTTTAACATCTAAAGATATTCATTTGCAATATACTGAATATGCTATTGATTGTTTACTTTTTAATGATAGGATTTATGATACATTAGATTGGTGGTTTAGTATTAACAATCCATTAGAATTATATTATACAGAAAAAATTATTAATAATGCATGTAAACATAATAATACAAAAATGCTTGATTATTTTTATTCAAAATCAAAATGCAACCATAAAGTGATAATAAAATACAGTTCTAGTGCAGTTAATATAGCATCTAGTAAAGGTCATACAAAAATTTTAGATTGGTGGTATTCATGGTGTAAAGAAACATCTAACGAATTTAAATACACCAGAGATGCTATTAATAGTGCTTGTGTTTATGATAATATTAATTCTTTAGATTGGTGGTTCAATCATAGAGATGAATTTAAATTAGAATATGATGAAACTGCAATTGATTCCGCATCTTGTTTAAATAATTTGAATGTGTTAAACTGGTTTTATCAGAAAAATATTATTGATCCAACAATTAAATTTAAATATACTTGTAAAGCAATTAATAAAGCAAGTGCTCATAAGTATATTAAAATACTTGATTGGTTTTTGAAAATGCATAAAACAAATTTTTTAAAATTAAAAGTTTCTGATAATACAATTATAGATGCATTTTTAACAAATAATTATGAAAGTTTAAATTGGTTCAAAGAAAAGCTAGATATTTATTATGTATATCATAAAGATTTTGTTCTGCAATATGATATACATAATATTGATATATGTAGTATTTGTTATGATATTATTGCTGGATGTGAATCTAAAGAATCTGAACATGTTGTAGAATTACAGTGTGGACATAAATTTCATTATGATTGTATTGATTTATGGAATAAAAATGATTGTCCTTATTGTCGTGCGTATTGTCCAAAGAAAATTATTAGACCTGAATCAATTAAATTTAATTAAATTAAATTTAACGAAAAAATCTTTTATAGAATTTCAAATACTCTAATCTTTTAACATCGTGTTCAACAATTGGTTTAGGATAATCAATATCATAATCGGAATAATATTTATTCCAATTAAGGATATGATCATTTTCAACATCAGATAATTCTGGAATCCATTTTTTAATATATATACAATTTGGATCAAATTCTTTAGCTTGTGTCCATGGATTAAATATTCTTAAAAAACTAGTATGATCTAAACCATAACTACTAGACCAATTCCAATTTCCTACATTTTGTGCGCGATCTATATCAACTAATTTTTGACTAAAATATTCTTCACCATATTTCCAATTAATTAATAAATCTTTGCATAAAAACATTGATACTATTAGTCGGCATCTATTATGCATAAATCCAGTATTATTTAATTCACGCATACCGGCATCTACTATTGGAAACCCAGTCATGCCATTTTTCCATGCATTTAATAAAACTTTACTCTGTTCCCATTCAGAATTATCTACATGAACATCTTTTGTTAAATGTTCATGTGTATATAAATTTGGAAAATGATATCCAATATAATAATAAAAATCTCTCCAATATAATTGTCTTAATAAAGTATGACTGTTAGTTTTTTCTTTAATTGCATAATATATTTCCCTAATGCTACATGTTCCAAATTTGTTATGTGCGCTTAGCATAGTTGTTCGAATTGATGGTATGTTATGTGTATTTTCATAGGTCTTTAATCTAGCTAATGATCTTAATATTTTTTGACATTCTTTACGACCACCTGATTCGGCAATATGATCATTTATTTCATAAAAATTATTTTTTAATAAGTAATCTTCGGCAGATTCTATGGTATACACAGTATTCACTGTATCTTTGATTTTCACATGATAAAATTTAATTTTATTTATTTTCATCACGGGACGTATTTTGATACTAGATACATTATTATAATATTGACCAAAAACAGTATATCTATTTCCATTTTTCGCAGAAATATCAATAGTATCTGTCAATAAACAATCATGAGAATTATGACATCCTAGACCATTTTTTTGACAGAATTTTAATATTAATTTATCTCTTTTTAAAGCATATGGTGTGTAATCTCTGTTAAAATGAATTGCATCAAAAAAAATTTCATTGTATATTTTGTTAATAACTTGAATTTCATCACCATACATTACTAAGAGTTTTACTCCATAACGTTGACATTGTTTATCTAAATCATATAACGATTCAATCATAAATTGAATTGAATTAGATGATTTAAACTTATTTTTTTCACTAACTTGAACTGGAGTGAGTATAAATAATGGAATTATTCTGTCTGACATTTCAATGGCTTTCATTAATGATGTATTATCTGTCAATCTTAAATCACGTCTAAATATGAATAAAGATATTTTATATTGTTTTGTCATGAAATTATAATAACAATATAATATTTTTCTCCTTTTATTGTATAATTAATTATGGAACAAAATAGTCTTTGGATTTTAATCATAGTTGTCATTGTTTTAATTCTATTTTACATCGATTCTCATACATGCAAATGTATTTCTAAACCTGAATTTAATACTGATTTTAATAATGAAAAATTTGATAATTATGATAATGTTAATTCAGATAATGTTGTTTCAGACAATGGTTATTATTTATTAGAACCCAATAAATTGAATACCATTCCAATGGATAGTCGTGCATCTCCGCAATATGTTGGATTAGATGATTATTCTATAGTATTAGATGCGAATGATTCACAAATTCCATATGCCGGTATTGATCCAAGTATTAAAAATGAATGGATATTCAATGGTTTATACAGTAATTTGAATGATAAAGATTATTATAAAACAGTACAAGCATTCAATGATTATGAGAAAAAATTAAGTTACATCCAAGCGAATAATCCATATTTATTACGCAATATGTTTAATAATCCCTATCTTGATTTAGCCACAAAAGAATCAAGATTACAACAAACTTGTATACCATTCGATAATATTAATCAATGTATTTCTAAATGTGTTGACGAAGAAGAATGTGTAGGATTTTATATACAAAAAGATTCATCTGGAAATGATATTAATCAATGTTGTTTTTTAAATCAACCAATACAAAATGATTTTAATCAACGTTCAGTATATTATTTTGATTCGTATGACCCTGCTGGAAATACAACTTATTCATCAAAAATGAATTTACGTGATTGTATGGATAAGTGTCCTGAATGTAAATTAAACAATTGTCCTAGAGGATATAGATGTGCAAATTTAAGATATGACGCGCAAAATGCAAATTGTTTGATTACAAATAATACTCGTTTAAGAGATGTTGCCGTAACTGGTGATGGAAAAATAGTTAGTGATGAAGGTTTTAATAATCTTGGACCAAGTGCTGATCAATATTCGAATGTTAATGTTAATAATACTTGTATGACTGATATTAATATGAATTCATTGTCTGATACTAATGCTAATCCTAAATGTTTGGCTAAATTAGCAAATTGGCAAAATCTCATGCAAGTTAATGCTGTTAATAACAGTAATTTAGTTATTAATACAGATACAAATGCAGTTAATAATCCAGATTTACAAGGTACCAATAGTATTTATAATGATTATGTGAATTATAACAATCAAATGTATAGTCAATTCGAATGAATAATAAAAATTATTTATTCGAATTATTTATTTAAATTTAATGTTCAAAATTTATTTCAAAATTACCTTTGATATCATGAGTGTATCCACTAGAAATATACAATTTTTTCAAATTATGTAAACAAAACAAACTATCATTCAAAGGTTGATTGAATGATGCACCAAATTTCAAATGAGTCAAACGAATCAAGTTACACAAACTATATCCAAGTGGTTGATTGAAATACCAACTTAATGATAGACTTTTTAGTCTTAATAATCCGTTTAGACTATCACCCAAAGGTTGATTAAAATGATTTCCCAGTTTTAAAACTTGTAAGTTTTCTAGCGTACTCAATGAAGATCCGAGTGGTTGATCAAATTGACCACATAGATGTAATTCTTTTAATTGTGTTAATTTAGACAAACTTGATCCTAGACTATGATTGAATGAATATCCAAATACCAAATGGGTCAAGTTAACTAAACCATCCAAATCATCTGATAATTCAAAACAAAATTCATCACCCAATGTTAAATGAGGCAATGATTTCAAATTTCTCAGTGCCTTTCCAAATCTAACATTGTATTTGCTACCAAAAGTTAAGACTTCAAGATTTGTCAATTGATTTAAGTCATCATCGAGACACTGATTGAATTTATATGACATAACTAACTTGGTCAACAATGTACACTTAGAAAGAGTATCATTCAAGGGATAGTTGTAATCATTTCCTAAAACCAATTCTCGAAGATTTTTGAGTTGAAATAAACTATGGCTAAGATACTTGTTAAATTCGGCCCCAAATTGTAATTTTGATAGTTTATGCAATGTAGATAAACTATCCTTGAGTTCACGATTAAATTTATAACCCAAGGTTAATTCTTCTAAACTGACCAATTTGGACAAACTATGATTCAAGGGTTTGTTGAATTGATAACCAAATTCTAAACTTTTTAATTTGGTCAATGAATCTAAACTTGTATCCAAATATTGATTGAATCTTTTTGATAAAATCAAATGAGTTAAGTTTGTACACATATTTAATGAATCATCTATAGGGTAATTAAATGAATATCCCAAATTCAAATGAGTCAAACGAGTCAATGAATACAAACTGTGTCCAAGTGGGTGATCATATTCAGTTGATAAATTTAAATGAGTCAAATTCACTAGACAAGACAAACTTTGACCAAGTTCCTGATTAAAATTGACTCCAAAGTTTAAATGAGTCAAATTTTTTAGATTATACAAACTATCTTCTAATGGTTTGTCATAATTTGTACCCAAATCCAGAGATCTTAAATTTATCAAATTAGCCAAACTGTTCTTTAACGGAAGATCATACATATAACCCATATTCAAATGTTCCAAGTTTACTAATGTACTGAGTGAATCATCAAGTGGTTGTATGTAATTAAAACCAAGTTCCAAAGATTTCAATTTGGTTAAGTTTTTTATACTATCACCTAGTTTGTAATCATGTGATAGCTTAAGATGCGTAAGGTTAGTAATCACTGGTAAGATATCATCTAACGATTGTTTACGTAGAACAATGAAATCTAATGTCAATTTTCTTAGGTTAGGCAAATGTAGATGAATCGATTCTTCGTACAAGTTACAATCCAGAATATTTGTGAAAATCAGTTCCTGCAAATTAGTAAATTGTTTCCAATCAATAGGATTTGGTGGATATTTCATAATCGTTATTGATTTTATTCTTTTAAAACAATCTTTAGAAATCAATTCATTATCGAGTTCTAACTTTTCGAAATAAGTCAATCCATGATTATAAATGATATGGCTGACACATCTGTAATAAGATGTTTTGAACATCTTCTGTAGCAACATAGGTTCTTGAAACCTTGTATGTCCAATCAATGAATAGAATTTTTTACACGTTGATAACATACTTCTCTTGTCTGTATCACATAAGAATCCTTGAATTATAAGTAATAATTCAAGCGGCAAATCGATTAAGTCGATTCTATAGTTGATCATTTGATCATGCCACACATTAGGAAATATATTGATCCAATCATGATCAGTTATATTAGCATAAGGGATTGTCCATTCTTTTGAAAAAGCCATATTTGTTGAATTTATCTGTAACAGATAACAAGTACCAAGACAATATTGTCTATTTTAATGAACAATATTCTTATTAATATTTTCAATTTTTTGTTATGGATTCTCAATCAAATGATAATCAATATAAATTAAAATGACGCTGATAATAAATATTTTTTATTTTTTGATCATTTGAATATCTTTTATCCAATGGCCCGCATTAGTAAGACAATCAAATAATAACAAAATATAGACTAAAAATGATACTAAAATATTTATTTTTATTAACATTTTTAGTCTATATTTCTTGATCATTTTTAATATCTTTTATTCAAAATCCCGCATTCTTCAGACAATCAAATGAGAACAAAATATAGACTAAAAATAATACTCAAAATATTTATTTTATTAATATTTTTAGTCTACATTTCTTGACTATTTGAATGCCCTAATTCAAAAGCCTGCATTCGTCAGATAATCAAATAAGAACAAAATGCAGACTAAAAATAATACTCAAAATATTTATTTTTATTAATATTTTAGTCTACATTTTCTGACCATTTTGAATATCTTTTATCCAATGGCCCGTATTAGTAAAACAATCAAATTAGAACAAAATATAGACTAAAAATGATGCTAAAATATTTATTTTTATTAACATTTTTAGTCTATATTTCTTTACCATTTGAAGATCCCATAATCCAAAAGCCTGCATTCGTCAGATAATCAAATAATAACAAAATACAGACTAAAAATACTCAAAATATTTATTTTTATTAATATTTTTAGTCTACATTTCTTG